GAGTCCAGCCACTGATTCGGTCGGCTGAGTTGTTGTTCATCAGCCACAAGGCACAAGCGTCCTCGGCGTCGTCTCGCTCGTCGTTGGGCTTGTAGGCGATGACTCCCTTGACGGTGGCCGAGGCTGCTGGGGTGAAGGTGAGGGCGGGCTCGACCTTGATGTAGTCAGGCGTAGCGGCAGAGTTCACCTCGGTAATCCGGCGAGCTTCGAAGAAACCGGTTCCGTTGCCAGTCTCGACAATGATCCCGTCACCGACCGAAAAGCCTGTCACGCTGTTGACGTCAACCTTCGAAACGGTAGAAGAGCCGCCACTCACTGCCGTCGTGGTACTGGAGTTATTGACGATCTTCCAACCGCCCTTGACTAGCAGGTCTGCGCCCATGTCAGGAATCGTTGTCAGCGCGCCCGAAGGCATCACATAGCCCTCAATCGAGCCCTCGGCTGTGCGCTTCTGCTCGATGCCTGGAACGCCTGTAGCTGTCCCGAACTTGTCCTCTCGTAGGGCGAAAGGAACCGTGCCGCCAGCAGAGCCGCCGATCACTCGGATCGCGTCGGCTGCTTCGGGATAGGACTCCCCAGCGGCGTCGGAGAGTGCATAGGATGATTGGCCCGCGACGAACGCGACCAAGTCTCTTCCGATGTCAACCTTTGGGCCTGTCATTTTTTTCTCCTAGTAGCTTTCCGAGGTCGTGACCTCGATCGTGGTCAATAGAGCGACATTCGGCACCGCAAGACCCGGATCGGCTCCGACTTGCTGCGAGGTGACCTCTGCCCGTATGATGCCGGATGCGTTGCCGAGGGTCCACCCTTGTCCACCGGCACCCACTCGGCGCTGGAATAGCGTCTTGATTGCGTCCCCGTAGCGCCAGCCAGCCACGAGCACGTCCTTCTCGTTGCCGTCAATGTTCGCGTCAAGCACGACAAGGGCAAGATCGAAGGTCACTCGATAGAAGCGAGAGTTCGGCTCAAGCTCGCCGCTTGTCGAGTTGACCACGATGGACATGTAGGGGAAAGCGTTGGCCTGCTCGGCTCGGTGATACCACTTCTCGATGGTCGCGATGTTCGGGAGGTCGCCCGTGCCGATGCCGAGGGCCGTCCTGAGCGCGGGGAGCGTTGTGGCGTTCAGCCCGTTGTCGGAGCTAGTGATGATCGCGTTCATCGCGTCGACTGCTCGCTCTGTAAAGGTCGCCATTACTTCGTCCTCTTGCCAAGAGCCATCACGCCTCGGCGCATCTTCCGCCAGTCGTAGCGATCAGCGAAGAGCTTGTCAGCGCGGGCCTGCTTCCGCTTCTTGACGATGTAGACCTGAAAGATCTGAGCAACCGCCGAGCCGAAGGGGACGCGCCCGCCGATATTGCCGACTCGCTTGAGATCGACCGAGTGCGCTGTTGGGTCGTAGCGCACCGGGGGACGCTTCGGCATCCTGCCTTGGCCTCTGGAGTGGGCGCGAGCATAGACCGCTGTCGGGCTGTTCGGATCGACTCCGACGATCAAGCTGTTGCTCGTGATCTTGCGGATCCCATCGGTACCCCGACCGCCCCGAACCAGGGCTGTGCGTAGCGTCCCGCGCAGGACCAGAATGGGGCGACCGGGGTAGTTCTTTTCTTTCCACTTCCGATAGGGCTCAGAGAGCTTGCGGAACTTGCGCCCGGTGCTCTTGCCTTGGGTGTCGAAGTGCTGTCGTTCGTGCATCTGAAAGAGGCGCACGACATCCGCAAAGGTCGGCCCCCAGTCGTCCATCAGACTTGACCAGCGAGAGAAAGCCAGATCGATGTTCTTCGCGTCGGGCTCCATCTCCAGGGTGAAGCGCACGCCACCCGGCCCGCCCAGTCGAGAGCGAGCGGCAGACATGCCGGGAGACAATGGCAACCCGGCCATCTCTACAGATCCGAGCCGTCAGGGAAGATAGGCACCGCAGCGTAGGGCACGTCATCGCCGCCGGGGGTGGAGTCCCACTCGGGATCCTTTGCTCGGGTCCAGTGACTACCGATCCGGCTGTCGGCAGAGCCTGCGACTTCGGATCCGCCGTTGTCGATGAGCACCTGCCGGATCGTTGGCAAGCTGTAGAGCATGGCCTTGCCCATCTGAATCAGGGCTGGAGCAGTGCTCTCGGCGTTGACTCCTATTGAGCCCTTCGCCATCAGCACCTCACCGCTCGCGAGGTACATCTCAGCTCGTTGAGCCCAGCCCTCGGCAATACTTGAAGCTGTGAAGGTGTCCCCGATCCCGTTAGCAAGCAGAGCCACCCGGACTTGGTCATAAGACCCGGCCCAGATCAGAGCGGCTTGCGTTGAGGTAGGGGTGCTGGACCCTGAGAGGGTTCCGAGCTGTGGAGCCATTGAGGTCGCTGCGGCTAGATCTGCATTGTATGCCACGGCGTGATCCTCTACTTCTCAGCGGGCTTCTTCGCTGCTTTCTTCTTCTTAGCGGGGAGTGCGACAGCGCCACGCTCAATCAGCTTCTTGGCGCTGTAGTCAGTCATCTCAAACTCCTGACCGATCTCAACCTTCTCTCCATCAACCTGAAGAGGCACAAGCGCGACTACCTTCATGTCGTTAGCTCCCCGATGCGCTCCTCGATTCGGTCCTTGCCGCCCTTCCGACCCTCTAGTTCGTGCATCGCCTTGAGGACGTCGATGTCGTCCACCATAGCAAGGCAGTCCGAGAGATAGCGGAGAGGAACGAGCGGACCTGTAGCAGGGTCGTCAACGACGAATGCAGCGTGAGGCACACCCTTTGACTTGGGCTTTACAGGCTCAGGTCGTTTCTTCTTTTCAACAACCACCGCCCGGAGGGTCCCGTTTTCGACAAGCTCTTCAATGCCATCGAAAACAGGGACCAAAGATCCGGCGGGGTAGCTGACTTTGCCCATCTTGACCATGCGGCCTGGGCAGACTTCGAATTGACTCATGAGGGACGCTCCTCCTGCTTCTGGTTAGTTGATAACAACCCAAGCGGTTCCGTCACATACAACGAAAAACTGCTTTTCGGTTCCAATCTCTCCAGCAGGGCTAAGAGCCCCACCAGATGAGTCCTTAATATTCAGCTTGTGCGAAGACGACGCATTGCTGATGAAAAAGAACGAACCCTGCGAGGCTGCCTCATTCGGCATGATGATGTCCCTGTGGCTACCATCTGGGTCAATGGACAGAAACTGAGCATCTTGGTTGGTGATTGTGTGACTCCCTGAGAGGGTCAGCACGCTATACCCGAGGCGAACCCGGAGACCATTCTCCGGATTCTCTGCAACACCTTTGTAGAGGAGAGCCATAACAACCTCCTACGATACGACGGTGTCGTATAGGTAGCCCAGCTCCGTAGTCGGAGCAGCGAACTGGTCATTCCACAGCATGTCAATTTGCTCGATGTAGGGAGTTGGCTCCCAGCGACGAACAGCACCGTCCTGCGAACCCTGGAAGCGCCATCGCTGGAGGGCACTCTGGGGGCTCATAGGAGCAGGGCTCTGGCGTAGTCTGGCGAACAAGCAGAGCTTGCCCCAGATGTATCCGTTAACTGCGGTCTGACCCTCGACTGCTGTGTTGGCTACAGCCTTGCCGACGTAGATTGTCTCGACGTCAAGAGCACGGGCGATGTCCTCGTTGGACACGATGCCGACACTGTTGGACGTTCGCGAGACGTACTCAAGAATCAGCGGGTGCTGACGGAGCGCCGTATAAACCTCATATCCAAGAATCGCAACGTTAGGCTCCTCACCCGAGTTCTTGATGATGTTGTCCTTAGCGGTCATCGCATCAGAGATCGGATCGGAAGCGGCGTTGTCCCAGCGGGACGCGCCAGCCAGAGCGGCGGTCTTGCCTGCGAAAACGGTGGTCGAGAAAGCCACGGCAGCAGCCTGACGCTCTCGATTGATCATCGTCTCGCGAGCCAGCAGAGCCGTCTTCGCCTGTCGGAGGTTTAGCCCGTTGCCCGTGGCGTATTCCGCCGAGGACTTCGAAAGCTGGCAACCCAGACCTGCCAGGTCAACCTCCCAGCCGTCAACCTTGCTCACGCTCGTGCTGACAAGGAGAGGAGAAGCCTGCCCATCTGCCATCACCATATCGTGACCGGGAGACGCTGAAGCGAAACCGCCGTC